CTCCGCTAATAGGTCGTTCTCTGTGCTATTGTCTATAATCATATTTTAATATCCTCTCGGTTAGCCATTTGGCGGCAGGTGAAAATCTAAACCTAAATTTAACTCCTCTGCTGCTTCAATATCGTCAGGGTCTGGAGACCACTCGGCATAGTTCAATAGCCTGTCTATCTTTTCCTGCGCGGAGGCTATATACGCCTTTAAAGTCTCGCGCCGGTCAATGTGCGCCTGTAGTGCCAACTCTCTCTCTTCCGCGTCCGATAGTCCGTCAAAATGTGAATCTCTCGCATCTTCCTCTGATACCCTGCACCTGTAGTCTGTCATAGGTCACCCCACAGCACAGCCCAATATTTGGGGTTATCGGCGCGTAGCCTCTCGACCTTCTCGACTCGTTCGGCTTGGTTGCTAGCCTCTGAAAATATTAGCTCTGTGAGCAGTTTGTCGTGCTGTTTTTTAAATTCTTCGTATGTCATTCTATGCGCCTCCTGTTATGGCTCTATAGCCTAGCATAAAAACTGCCATTATTAAACTACCGGCGACGAATCCGCCTGCGAATAGTAATACCAGTTGCAATAACCGTTTAAATCTACTCATCTGCGAAGCCTCCTACAAAGTGGGCGACATTGCCCTGTATGAGGTAAAAGTCGTCGCGGTCGCCGTATTGTTTCCGCAGGTCGTCGTGCCATATTTTTGTAGCCTCCGTGTTATCTTTAAAGCCCATGTAGCAACCCTCCTCATTAATCGCCAGCATATCACCATTGGACAGGTAGATATATTCGACGTAGCCGCCTACAAAGTGCTGTAGCTCTTTAAACGTGGGCTTGTCGTCGCCCTGTTGGTACTGTTTAAACTGTGGCATTTTGCTCTGACTCCTCTTCTGTGGGGTTGGTTAGCTTGGCGCAAAGGTTCCACGCCATAAAGGCGGCAGTATTGGCTAGAACTGCGTCCGCGCCTGTAAACTGTGCCAGATAGTCCTGCAATTCGTCCACACTTTCGGGCGTGTGAAATAGTCCCACGGGTTGTAGCTTGCTCATCTTGTCGCCTCCTTTGGCGTTTTTTGGTTACAGTACGCGAATTATAGGTTAATAGCCGCTATGCTGTCAATGTGTTTTATCATCTTTTTACCGTGGGCAGGATAAGCCACTACCGCTACGTCTTTAGACCAACACAGGCGACAGCTCGCGCATTTACCGCCTCTGTCGTATGCTTCACAGACTGACATAGACGGCAGGCTGTGCGACACAGTAGGGATAATGGTAGAACTGGTTGCCGCATCCTGTACTGTGTCACCTGTCACGCTGTCACTGGACAGGCGAACAACCACGTTTGGGAGCTTCTCCATCTCTGCCAACACAGCTCGGAACTTCTCAAACTTATGCATTCGAGTAGGTAGCCAGTGGTTACACCATGGCGTGCGACGCATTACCTCCAGAACCTTCTCTGCCAGTGCTAGGCTGTACAGGTCGCCGCTATCAAACCACCGGAAATACCTGTCATTATCTAGCTCTGCCGCCATCACGTCGACCCAGTCGCTGTGTTTCCAGTCCTCTCGGTTATGCTCTCGCGGCGCTTTGACACTGCCCATTGCATAGAATCCGGTCGTCGCGTAGCAGCCCTTGCAAGCGTCCACTAGTTCGCCGTCTGGCTTTTTACTAGCGGGACAGGTGTCCAGAGCTTGCAGAGACCACGAACGGCACGGCATTTTGCTGGGCTTCGAGAATTTTGGTTTGGCCTGTGTCATATTGTCCTACCTGTATTGATTGCTGTGATTGGTTTAATGGATAGCACTCTACGCGAATGCTACCGATAAAACAACCCTCCTCTAGCTGTTACGTTCTGCTCTCACTGCTCTGCGCGACTCGACGAGCTGTGCCTGTGCGTCTTGTAGCGTCTCCTGTGCGTCGTCTACTTTGACTTTAGCCAGTTCAATCTGTGCGCGTCGGACTGCGGCCTGTGCTTTGTCGTATGCACTGCCGTCGCTCAATGCATTCCACGCCTTATGTTTGGACGTCTCATAGGCAACCTCTAGCTGTGCGTCGTAGACCCTGTATTGTTCGCGCTGTGCTGTCAAGGTATCCAGTTGTACCGCTGTCGCGTCCGGCCCGTGTAGCTCCCAATACTCATTAGTAAGGTTGTTTATCTCGCGTCTAACCGCTACTTGTAATTGGTTTACGGTGGTCTGACAGTTTAAGTCTAATTTGTAGTTGTTCATCTTGTTTGCTCCTGCACCATTGTGGTGCGTTATGGTTAAATGGGCTTTTCTGTGCCCGTGCCGCCATTATAATGATATAAAACCTAGAAACAACCCCCAATTGTAATTTATTTTTACAGGCAATATCTGTGCCAACTATTCTATTGCTACCTTCTATTATGCGCGCCTGCGCGAGTAGCACACTTCGAGACGTGGGTCAAACATTAGAGTGACCAATCCTTGAAGGATAGTCACCGGTATAACTTGTAGTGTCTGTAGGTACCCTGTAGGACTCTCACACCTGTCCCTGTGGATAACTTATGCACAGCCTGTGGATAACTCTGCCCCTGTGGATTACCTGTGGATAACTTTAGAGAGGGGCCGGGGGGCCGCGTGGGTTCTGGTGATATTTACGGTAACCCCCTAGATACAAAAAAGAGCCAAAAGTGAAGACAAAAGGTTACAAAAAGTAACATTAATGGTTTGTATCTCATGTATACTTAAGACGACCTAAGTCCTTGATTTTATTGGGCAAAAGCGGGTACGTAGGGAGACAATAAAATATCCTTTAATGTTGATTGGTAAATTAGTTAAAATAATGCTTGACTTTTGCCTAAGAATATGTTATAATAATACTATAGTATAGATTAGTTTAATTTAGTTTGTTGTTTTGTTACTAACTAAAGACTATAAACAAAGTACAACCTAACGAGGTCTAAGGTATACTAAAGTATACTTAGGTAACCTAAGGAGAGATTTTTTGTCTACAAATAAAAAAGACGATTTGCCCACTAAGAAGCGCAGAGGTCGTCCACCCAAGTCTGAGATTGTCTCACGCAAGCGGGGAACCGTTGGCACTAGGGGTCGCCCAAAGGGTGATGCTGCTATAATCAACGAATACAAGACACGGATGCTAACGTCCCCTAAGTCTAAGAGGGTCTTGGAGTCTATCTTTGATGCTGCTTTAGATGATGACCATAAGAACCAAGCAGCCGCATGGAAGCTAGTAATGGATAGGGTCTTACCTGCCAGTTACTTTGAAAAGGATAAGGCAGGAGGAAGTAAAGGTGGAATCAACATCTCGATTACCGGAGTGGGCGGTGAGACTACTGTCATATCCGAGAATACAGACCAAGAGTCAGATATCATTGACGGAGAGTACACCGATGTATAACCCTAAGTACTTTGCCCTAAGTGAGTTTAACTGTCAAGAAACAAATCAAAACGAAATGTGTCCAGAGTTCCTAGAGCGTTTGGATGCCCTGCGAGAAGCCTGTGGTTTTCCCTTTGTGATTACTAGTGGCTACCGTAGCCCTAATCACACAATAGAACGACGTAAGGAGAAAGCAGGAACTCATGCCCAAGGTATTGCAGCGGACATCAGAGCTATTAGCGGAACAGAAAAGTACGAGATTGTTAAACAGGCGCTCCTGCTTGGGTTTGGCGGCATTGGAGTGGCTGGTTCATTTATCCATGTGGACGACCGGAGCAATGCTAATCCTAACTCTAAACCAGTAATGTGGACTTACTAGTATGGGTACTATTAAGTATATCCACGTCAACCAACACAAGATTAAAGCCAACCTAAAGCACGGTACTAACGAACCTGTAATAACTGTTAAGGAAGGTAAGAAGAACACCTACGGACACTCCGTTAAGATACACGGGGAGTCCGAAGTCATATATGGAGGTAGTGATAAACCTATCCTGTCATGTGGCGCTAGAGTTGTAATTAAAACTAAAGCGGAGGTGACGATTGACTGACTTAAAGGTAGAGCTTCTACCGTGGCAACAGGAAGTGTTTGAGGATAGCTCACGCTTCAAGGTTATCGCGGCAGGACGACGAACAGGTAAGTCACGCCTAGCGGCTTGGAAGTTAATCATTGAGGGTCTACAGTGTAAGAGAGGTCATGTCTTTTATGTCGCACCCACACAGGGTCAGGCTAGGGACATTATGTGGCAGACATTGCTAGAGGTGGGTCATCCTGTCATAGCGTCAAGCCATATCAACAACCTACAAATAAAGCTAGTCAACGGTGCAACCATCGCCCTCAAGGGTGCTGACAGACCAGAGACTATGCGTGGTGTCTCCCTTAGCTTCCTCTGTATGGATGAGTACGCCGATATGAAGCCGGAGGTCTGGGAGCAAATCCTAAGACCTGCCCTAGCTGACCAGAAGGGTGATGCCATGTTTATTGGTACACCCATGGGACGTAACCACTTCTACGACCTCTTCCAGTACGCTAACTTGTCTAAGGACGAACAGTGGAAGGGTTGGCACTTTACATCATACGATAACCCCTTGTTGGATGAGGAAGAGATTAATGCGGCTAAGAAGTCCATGTCTGCCTTCTCCTTCCGACAGGAGTTCATGGCATCCTTTGAGGCAGCCGGTGGTGAACTCTTTAAGGAAGAACATGTACAGTTCTCCGAAGAGGAACCGGACGGAGGTCAATTTTATATAGCAGTGGATTTGGCAGGCTTTGCGGACGTTCAGAATGCGACAACTAAAACCAACAGGCTTGACCAAACGTCAATTGCGGTGGTTAAAGCGGGTACGGAAGGATGGTGGGTCGCTGACATCATCCACGGTCGTTGGGGAGTTGAGAAGACAGCACGTAAAA